CGTGTAGGGCGGATCGCCGTTACCCTTGCCGAGGGGATAATACACCCGGGTGAAAACGTAGTGCGTACACCGCTGATGCCTGCTGCTTTCGGCCACACTGGTTTCGTAGTGCCCGAGGGGGATGGCTTTCGTCGGCTTGCTCTTCACGTCGATCAACATGCCCTGCCAGATCAGATCGTAGTCATATGTGTTCTGATCGAGAGTCAGGGGGATGTGCAGGAATGCCTTGACCGCGTTCTCGCCGATGAAGCCGTCAACATTGCCAGCTCCTTCGGTGATCGAGTTGTTCAACCGTCCCATCTCCGCAGCCTTGAGGCGGGCATTCTGCAGGATCTCAGCGGTGTTCGTGATCCTCACGCCTGCCATTGGTTCACCTCTCGCTAGGGTTGGGCAAATGGTTAACTGTTCTACACTATGCAGCGCCGGTTTTCCGGGTCGGCGCACACCACGCCCATTGTGCCTTGCCGTAGCGTCCGTCCGTCTTTCGATCGTCTGGAAGCGTCTGGCTGGCATCTCTGGACAAGCGGGCTGGCTATGGCTCCGAGTCACCTACAGCTAGGCTGCGGCAAGGCCCGGGGTGTCAGGGTGGACAGAGCCCGGATTCAATTTCGGTGTGCCGGATGACGGGTCGTGAGCCCGTGTGCCTCCATGCCATCACTCACGCCAGATGCCCGTCTAAGCTGACTCGGGCCGCGTTTAGTTTTACAGCCTAGGTTTGCGTGAGTGCCGCAAGTACGTAAAAAAACCACCTGCCCGGGTGGATCCAGCACCGTAGGCAGATGGTTGTTGTCGCTCAGTTGAGTTGTCGGCTGGATCCCGACGGGGAAATCATAGCCAGTCTGGCCAGATCGTCAAGACATGGCAAACAGTGTCTTTTGCTTTCCTCCCGTCTGATGCTCAACAGCCGTCCTCAGGTTATCGCAGGCCGCAGCGTGATACGATGGCTTCAGTTCGCACCCGAAGAACCGCCGAGGATCTGCAATCTGCCGTCCAGTCTTCGGGCTCTTGCCTCCGAGTGACACGTAGCCTTCGCTCCCGATGCCCGTGAATGGACTGAAGACGATCTCGCCGGGATTGCTGTAGAGAAGCACCAGACGACGAATCACCTCAAGCTGTAACGGGCAAATGTGCTTCACGTCCTTTTCGTCTCGGCCACGGGAGACATTCAGGGTATCCGTCTCCTCAATGTCGTCCCAGCAACACTCAGCCCATTTGATCCAGTCGTTTCGGCTCACCTGATTCTTCGTGTTGATCCTCACCGCGTTCTCTCCCGGCTTGCGGAGCTTGATCAGGTAATCAGGCAGGCTGCCACGTTGCTTTGATCGATCTGATTCCAGACCGGCGAATTGCAACTCGCGGGACTTCGTTCGGATCGCTTGTGCCTGAGGATTCTTGCGAACTGCCCAATCGTATTCGTAGATCAGTCCGCACCTCTCAGCGATGCGAAGATTGATTCCCCGGAAGTCACACAGCCCCTCTTCGCCAGTCCGCTTCATTCGCGGGATCTGCATGACGTGGACCACGACGGCCCGACCCGGCTTGATGATTCTGGCGAGTGCCTTGTAGAAAAACCGCAGATGCAATGTAGCCTCATCCCCCATGATGTCTACGTTGCCGATATCCGCTGCCGAGTCTGTGTAGGCATAGAGTGCCGGAAACGGTGGGGAGAACACAGAGAAATCAACGCACGCCTCAGGCAGGCTGTGCATCACCTCGATGCAATCAGCGTTTTCAACGTGCCATGCCTTGCCGTCCAGAATGTCACTCATCTCGCGTTCTCCCGGAAAATCCGCTGTTGTTCTTCCGTGTCGGCCTGCACCATGCAGGCTTTTCGCAACACGTTTTGAACCATCGGCTCCTCAATTTCCGTCACCGGAATATGCACGTTTAGGGGCTTCGTGCTGCCCACTCGGTTAGATCGCTTCACAGCCTGCCAGTAGCTCTCATAGCTGTCCTGCAGTCCGCTGAAGATCTGCCGTGTTGCCACCTGAAGATTCAATCCAAAGCCAAGGATCTTCGGCTTAGAAATCAGCACCTTCGTCTCACCCCGCTTGAACGACTCCAGCATTGCCAGCCGCTTGGCCAGTGGCGTCGTACCGTCAATGTTGGCTGCGTCTGGGAACATGGCCGCCACCTGATCCTGTTCATCGTTGTACAGACACCAGATCAGGGTTGATTCATCTGGCCACGATTCGACAAGGCTCCGAATGAACTGCGGTTTAAGAGTCTCGATACGCTCGCCAGCCATGTTGCCCTTTGCAATCTGGCCCAGTTTGCCACGCTCGCCGATGCCTCCAATGTTGCCAACGAACAGCTTGCCTGTCGTTTGCTGGACTGCCTTGCGTTGCGTGTCTGTCAGTTCGACACGATGAATATGCACCTCAATCGGCGGGATCTTGTCGCTGTTGTCTCTCCATCCGTAAACCGCAGGATCTGACAGAAAGATGCACCAATGCGAGAGGTCGCGGTAGAACGACTGCAATGCCCACGGTCTCATTTCCCATCGTGCATCAGTCTGGCCACGATTCACGAAATACCGGGCGAGGAACTCGTTGACTGTCTTGCAGGCACCGCAGAACACGGCATGATTCGCGTACTCAATCCGGTCGTTTGGTGCCGGTGTTCCTGTCAGTGCCAGCCGCCATTCACACTGGCCAGCCAGTTCGAGAACCCGCGTCCCCCACTTTCCGTAATGGCTCTTGAGCATCGAAGACTCATCGACCACGATGCCCGCCAGACGCCCCGGATCAAGCTCCTGCGTGAGTGCCTCGTAATTGACGATTCCCAGACCGCTGCCATTGCTCAGCCACTCCTGAAGATCGGCTGATGCAATCTGTTGAATCGGCATCTCTGGATAGAATCGTCTGGCCTCAGCTAGCGTCTGAGGAATCACCATCAATGGAGACACCAACAGCACAGGCCTGCCGCTCGCATTTGCTTCTGCATGACGTGCGAACTCCAGCATGATCAATGTCTTGCCGAGTCCGCATTCGACGAACGCCGCAAACTTCTGGCGACGTATCGCCATCTCCGCAATCCCACGCTGATAATCAAACAGGAACGATGACGGCGTGTAATCAGTTCTCATCGAGACAGGCGACTTACCGCCAAGAATCCGGTCAGCGTATTCATCGGGAATGATCGCATCTGATCCGCTGAATCGGAACACCGGGAGGCTGCGAATCGCGATGAACTTTCGATAGTCGCCGATGTCATTCGTGTTGAGAGTCAGTTGCATTCTTCACCAATCAATAAAAAACCCCCGGCCCGGGCGGTGCATCGCCGTGGGCAAGGGGTCGGAAAGGTAGGTTGTGTGTCGGATGCACCCGACGGGGAAATCATAGCGTGTGGGCGGGGGAAGTCAACTGGCCCAAAGTGGCGGCAGTTCGATGAGCACAGGCTCTGCGTCTGGCCCTGTCAGAGTCCAGCAGCGGTGCGTGTCTCGTGGCCGTCGCTGGCGTTGATTCCGCAGGTAGATTTCCGCCGCCTCTTCCGGCGTGCCAAAAAATGCCAGTCCACGATGTGGATTCGGTTCTTTCCCGGGCTTCGTCCAGTCAAAGCACCAGACGTAACCCGGCGCGAAACGTGTGTCGCTCATCACTCATCTCCCGTCGTGGTGTGCTCCGCCAGCACGCGCCGGCCTTCGTCGGTCAGTGTCCAGCGTGCCCGGGAGTACGGCATCCGCTCCCCGGCAGGAATCCCCACCAGACACCTCGTTGCCAGTGCTGTCAGCGTCCGCCGGTCGGCAGATGCCATCGTGACGGGCTGCCGCTCGATCTCCCGCAGAAGTCGGATCATCGCCAGTGTCGGGGGCCTCACTTGTCACCGCCTTTCGTCCAGATCGTCGCATGATGCTGCGACAGAAGAAACTCGCCCAACTCGACAGCAGGCACGCCGGCCACCCACACTTTCGCGAGATACCGCCGGAAGCTGTCCTGCCGCTTCTTCGGCTCTGGCCGCGTCCTCACGATGAGTTCGCCGCCTGCCGTGCCGCAGTAATCCAGCGTCGCCAGCGTCGCCTCTCTCCAGCCCGGCTGATTCCGCACCTCGATGGTATCGCCGTCCACGACTCGCAGAAGTTCGGCTTTGTAGGTGTAGTCGGGGGAGGGTGTCATGTCGTCACCTGCCTTTCTGTCTCGCGGTGGAATCGCTGGGGAACCTTAGTCGTATCGTGCCCGAAGGCGTCGGCGAAGTATGCCGGAAGCCTGCCGTCATCTGTGAGGTATGCCCACGCCCTGTCGCCGTTGAATGTGTCCTCAGTCCTCACCAGACAGATCTGGTGTTCGTACTCGCCGTCGTCATCGCCAGCCCACTCAATCGCCTGTGCCAGCGAGTCGGCGAAGTAGTTGTCCACAATGTCGCCGTAGCTGTCGACGACTTCAACGCACCATTCGTAGACGATGCTCACGTCGTCTCTCCTGTCTGTTCAGCCATCTTCAGCAAGCAAATCCAGTCATGCTCCTCAATGTCGGCAGTGTCTTCGCCGTCTCGCAGATCTACCAGAATGTCACGCATCGCCCTAGCCTCGTCCTCTGTCGTGATCGCGCCCATCGCGGAAGCCAGTTCGCCGAGGTTCATCGTGGGGCTGATTTTCATGTCTCGCTCTCCAGTGTCAGAGGGAAGCCCCCCGGGAAAGTCCCGAGGGGCGGGGGGTGGGGTTGGTTAGGCAGTCAACTTGGCGTAAGCCTGATTGGCGAACGCTTCGAACTGCCCTTCGCCCATCACCACGTCGTAGGCTTCGTTAATCTGGCAGCCGAGAATCTGCTGAATCATCTTGATTGAGGCACTGAAGACAAACTTGGTGAACGCCTCGCGTGTTCCGAACTCCTTGGCAACGTCTGTTCCGTTCGCCTTGCACATCTCAATAACGCTGCTGGCAACCAGCTTAGTGATCTGTTGGTTGTGGCTCATCGTCTCATCTCCCGGAGTGTCGCTCGCCGGTCGTCGGCTCGCATGGTGGTATTCTAACGTGATCGGCTGGCGTGTCAAGAGAAATTCAGAGAAATTCCCCCGGGGGTTGATTCCCGGGGGATTGTGAGGCGGTTACCTCGCGGCTTTTTCGACGATTGCCGCACCGGCTTCGACTCCGTTGTCCAGACACCAAACCACATAATCGGCCAGCGACTTGCCTTGCCGTGCGAAGTAGTCGCTCGGGTGGGGCTCATTCGCCAGCGTGTCTTGAACCATCGGGAAGAGGCTCTTGGCTGCTTCGATTCGGTCTGCCTTCTTGGCCAGCCGAGTCTTCCGGGCGGCGACGTTCTTCGCGTTCTTGAGTTCCCGCTCCGCCTTGCTGATCTGCTGAATCAGTCCGGCATCATCGCTCTTGCGGATGCAGTCGCAGCCGACCTTGAATTCCTTCTTGTCAGCCGACTTCACCCAGAACTCGTAGCGGATGCAGGTTCCGCAGTAATCACAGGTGCTGGCGGGCTGGACGGGGGCACCGTTGCAGGCCTGATAAGTCTTCTCTGACACCTGTCCGGTGAAGTGGAAGGGTGCCTTCCCGAGTCCGGCCAGTTCGAACTTGTGGATCGTGCTGCGTTCGCCAGCCTTCAGGTTTTCGTTGACTGTCAGCATCATCGTCATCTCCCGGGTTGGTGTCGGCTTCGCGTTAGTCGCGTCGCATGGCAGAAGTATATCCTGTATCGGAATAACGTCAAGAGAAATTCAGAAGAATTCGAAGGATTCTCAAATCAACGTCGGCTTATGCGTCAGAGTTCGGATTCCTAGAATTGCCGCTACAACATACGCTGGCTCAATGCCCGCCATGCCTGCACTATTCATCGATCCGCTCTCCGCAGCCGTCGGCATCGTCGCCGGTGTGCTGGTGGGGTGGCTATTGAGGTTTCGCAAAATCTTGTGATCCGGTCGCCGGCCTTCTACGTTCTCTCGCCGGGGCCAGTTCCTTTCACTCCGGGAGAGTCGAGATGATCCGTTTCGCTGTCGTCGCTGGTGTCTTGTCTGGTGCCTGCCTGTCGCCCCTATTCGTGCAGCCTGTTCCGCAGGCTCAGCCGCAGGCATTGCAGCTCGCCCCTGTGCCGCATGTGCCGGTCGAAGGCTATCGACCGATCCGCCGCATTGGTCAAGACGGCAACGCATTACCCGGGGACGAAATCCGGTGGGGTGATGTCCTGCCCGTGTTCCGGGATCTCACGGCTCAGGAGTGACAATCTCCCACTGGGCAGCACTGCTGTCGTACCACGGTCGATATGACAAATGCACCCACTTTCCACTGCTGACAGTCTCGCAGCGATTGTAGGCCAACACGTTCACACCGGTGTCTGTCAACGCGCTTCCGGTGTCGCTCCAGTAGATGCTAACGTCTCCGGGCGTCCCCTTGAAAATTGATGCGTCAGTCTTCCCCGTGATCGACAGCATAGGGGCAGGAACTACACGAACGATTGCATTGGTGTCGTCTGAAGATGTGGCATATCCATTGTAC